AAGTTTGACCTCCTGCAATTGTTAAATTTTCAATAAAATATTGACTACCAGAATCAGAACGCTGATTATAAGCTTTTGTAAATATACTACTAGCGCTCTCTAACGTATATTCACCAGTAAAGTTATCTTTTTGTAAAAATGAAAAATCTTTACCTGCATCATTACTAACATGAAATTCGTATATATACATTAAGTCATCATAAGCAGTGTAATCATTAGGTGATGAATAGAATATATTAGATGCTCCACTTTCAAAAAACGGTGTTACGTTTTTATTACCAGATAAAGTAGAGTAAACAGCACCNGGAGCTTCAAGCCCTGTTTGTAAAATGTATTTCATACAATCTCCTGTTGGTGCTCTTCTGTTTAAATCACTTAAAAATGCAAGTTGGTTACCAGGTAATAAGTTAGTTGATGAGAAGAATATTTTCTTTTCTTTAAGTATTACATAATCCAAATCTTCAAGGGTGTATTTTTTTGCTTTACCTGTATTTGTTTCAATATCTTCTTCATCAGTTAACACAAATATATACTGAAATGAATAAACTTTGTTATAGTTTAAACTGTTTTGATTGTAAGGAGATTGTTTAGGATCTTGTGTAGGGTCAAGAGGTATAATAGTTAGATATAATAAATCTCTTCCATCACCTCTTGTTCTATAACCTACAATGTCTGGAACCTTGTTGGGTGAAAATTCTTTGTTAGTTTGAGGTAATTTAAACCTTTCAATAACATCCTCTGTATTATCTATTACAATATACCCTTGTATAAACGGGTTATATATCTTATCAATTAGTTTTAAATCTAAAATAGCATCTTTTTGGAAGCTTACGTAATAACCATCTGCATTAGCAAAAGTAGCTCTAAACAAGTAGTTTTTTTTATTGATAACAACTTGGAAAGATGAGTAATTTGCTTGCTCAGACAGAAATAGTGCTTCATTTCTCATTGTAACTGTTGACTGATTGTAGTTAACACAAAATTAATATATGCTGGTTTTATTATTTTTAATGTTTTACCTGTATTGGCTGGGTCAAAAGGATTTTGTATACCATTTACAATACATATTAACCACCACAAATATGTAGTACCGTATATCTGATAACTCAACGTAGTTAAAGGGATGTTAGCCTGATATGTTGTTGTAAAAAAAGCATCATTACTAATGTCCCCTGGTACAAATATGTTTTTAATTATATTATAAAAGAAGTCTTTATTAGCGTCTTGTGTTTGATATGTTTTAAAAATATTTTCATACCTATACAATTGTAAGTTAGGTAAGTTTTGGTTATAATTTTGGTATGTTCCTAAGTCCATAATATTATGCTGTTGTTCCAACTGTTACATTTTGTGGAAATACGCTGTAGTATAAGAAGTTTCTAGTCTCTTCATTCATACCAGTAAATGATATGTTTAATTCATAAGCATCAGGCACAATTGTGTTTATAGTGGTAAACCTATTTGTTGTTCCAGCTGCTTGTACTGGGACGTTAAGTTGCATTAAACGTCTTGCTCCTAAGAAGTTAACTGTTAAATTACTAATAAAAGCGTAAGGCATATATACAGTGCCTGGGATGATTAATTCATAGATTACTGGCATGTCTATAATTGATCTTGTAATTCTACCCGGTCTATTTTGATAAATTAACCCAAACAATAACTGCCAATTTTGATTTATACTGTCTTTTGACATGGTATTAAGTAAAGGAATTTTTACGTTAATAGTTCTACCTGTATCTCCCATGGAAAATTGTTTTGCCTTCTCAATGTAAGTACCCGGTTTTAAAAAGTTAGTTAAGGATGCAGCACTTTCCGCTAAAGTTCTTACAGCCCCTTGTGCCCAGGATGCAAAGTTGCTTTCATTTTCACCAAAATTGTTACTAACTGTACTATTATTATTTTCTAAATATGGGAAGTTATATACAAAGCCTGTAGGCTCAGTAGCATATAAAAAGTCGTATGGCTTTAATACGGGACTTTTAAAAGAGTTAAATCCTTGATTAGTTAAAAAAGAGTTAATTGTATCTAAAGAAATAGAATTGCTAGTAGTTGGTACACCTGATATATTACCTTTTTGAATATTACTATACTGGTTAGCAATAGAATTTTTTACCAGAGATGAGTTAGGTGATACACTACTAGACGATGTTGATTGGTTTTGCTGTGATTGGCCTGCTCTTGACAAATAAGCTGGTAATGGGGCTGGATTATTTTGATTTAAAAAATTTGTTAAAGTTGGTCCTAACGCATTAAGGACTGTGTTTGATACTGATTGGCCTGTATTTAAAATGGAAAACACTGAATTAGCTATGTTTGAAATGTTACTATTCATTAACAACCGTTTTTCAATAATGTTTATTACTGGTACATCTTTTCTAGATTCAGGGCTTGACACTGTCCAATCAAATTGATTAACCACGTCTATTGTATCAGTTGCGGTAATACCGCTATACACTTTTGAAACACCTAAAGAATTCTGTTGTTGTGATCCAGGTAATGTTCCGGTAGAACCAGATCTGTACAACACAGGTAAAGTGTTATCTGCGCCTGTTTGTAAGTACCATATAGCAGAGTCTGCTTTAACTTTCGGTAACGTTACAATTGGTTCTATGGTTGCCATACTATTACTTAGGTATTATATTAAGTTACACCTTGTAGCGTTCTTAAAGAACCTAACCCTCCGTAATTATTACTTGTTATTTTTGGTGCTGATATAACGTTAGTTGCATTACCAACATTATTCTTCATGTCCGCTAAATATCTATTACTTGATTGAAGAATGTCTATTTGTTTTTGTAGAAGATCGTTTGTAACTTTAGTTAAATTTTTTAGTATTGTATTGTTCTCTGTGGTTAGCTGGAAGTTTTTGTTGAAGTAATTATCTAATGCACCACCTGGTTGAAACCCAATCATTGTATCATTACCTGATGGTTGTATAAGCTTACCATCTGGTGTTCTTATAAAGTCTTTAACTTGTGTATTATCATCTAAATTATCCTTTGCTTTTTTAGCTAAAGCGCGCATTTCCTGTTGTATTTCATCCTCTGTTGGGTTATTTTTATTATCAGTACCATACATTGCTAAAGCATACTCTTTAAGGTTCTTAACTGCCATATCTCTATATTTTTTACGTTTATCTTCAATGTTTAACCCAGTAGTTTGTACACGAAGTTCTTGTTCTGTAGGCGTTATATGTATAAAAGGGTCTAAAATATTACCAAGATAATCGCTCCATTCCTCTAACATTTTACCAGGCGTAATATCTACACTACCATCGTCATTAATGGTAATTAAATCCGACATAAACCCGGGTAACATGTTTTTTAACCCAATCAAAACTTTACGGTAAGTATCTTTAGCCCATTTCCCAAAATTTCCAATCCAATCTCTTGTTGTAACTTCCTCTTCACCCTTTTCGTTTGTTTTAGTTGTAAATAATAATGCGTTTATAACATCTAAACCAACACTAATAGCTGTACCAACTCCAGGGTAGAAAGCAGATATACCAGATGCTATATTCATTATAGCTTGTACCCAACCAGATGGTGTTTTACTACCACTAAAGAAAAACTCACCGGCAGCCCCAAAACTTAACAATGAACCAATTAAAGGTAAACTTTTTAACAACGGGCTGGATTTTAAAACCTGGGAAGTAATCTTACCAGTAGTTCCACCCATCTTTAATAAACTTGCAAATACAAGTTTACTACTCTTTAACATTGCAGATAACACATTACCNCCAACATTCTTTGNAATTGTTTCGGTTCCAAACTTTNTCTCCATTAAAGCCTCAACAATATTCATACCACCAAATATCTNTNATTTAGTAGCCTCGGGTATAGGGAATAAACCAACAATACCTTGCACTAAATTGTTAATACCGCCAATAGCATTACCTGATTGAAACGCGGTGTAAGCATCCCACATAGATAATATTGGCCCAATGATTGGTAATGNGTGTAATTTAGGTTGTATTGTGGCATACCCTACTTTAAACAGGTCAGTACCTAATGACTTCCAATTACCTTTCTTTAAATCATTAAATAACTTACCAACATCACCTTTAATAAAGCTTGATATCAAACCACCTAAACCGGATATAATCCCCAATACAGTTAATATGCCAGGTCCAAGCATTTTACTTAACCAGCTCTTGCCTTTATCATCTTTATTTTTATCATCTTTTTTATCGTTATCATCTGGCATTAAAAAACCAGACAACTCTTTAACAGCTTTTCTACCAAAACTAGTTACAATAACCTCTTTTGGTTCTTCAACAACCTCTTTTGGTTTGTTGTCTTTTTCTTGAGTTTCTTTGGCACTCTCAATACTGCTTTGTTGTAAAGCAATTAACTTTTCAATATTTTCGTTCGTCTTCTTACTCTTATCTGCAGTATCGGTTTTAACATTAGTAACCTTTTCTATCGTATTTTCTTTGCTGTCTTTCTTTTTGTTAATCTTATCATTTAACTGGTTAGACACTTTAGACAGTAATAGTATAGCCTCAGATAGAGTTGTACCATATGTTTCTGCCATTTAAATATTTAATGGCAAAGCTATACTACAAAAAAGTTTGGAATTATATCAATATAGATGTTTGTATTAGGAACTCTTGTGTATTCTTTCTCTAAATCTCTCAATACATTGATTTGCTCAATAACACCAGTAAATTCTGAAGTATCTAATGATTCAATTAAATCGATACCTTGTGAAATATCATCTTTTAACTGTAATTGACTACCAGTACTCTTAACTTCAATTTTATCAATAAACTTAAAAATTTCATATGAGTATAAGTCACTAATTAACGATTTGAGTTTAGTACTTCTTGATGTTTCATCTTTATACTTTTTAAGTAAAATTGAGTTAATCTTGTTATCATACTCAATCGTTGGGTTAACAATATAAATTTTAAAGTTATCAGATTCTGTTACGGTTGATTGATATTTGTTAGTGTTAGAATTGTTAGCATTAATTACATCACTAATGTTATATGTTATATCGTCAATGGTAATTTGATCTTTTAACTTTGACCTTAAAGCTAAGGCAAAACTTACTCTATCTATGGTATCATAGTTGCTAAGGTTATCTGACAAGTTTTCTTCCAATATTTTTGCAAAAGTATTGTTAAAGAATAGAACAGAAAGGTTTGAATCAACTGCTGACTCAATAATTGTCTTTTGTTGCGATAAAGTTAATGGCTTTAATTGTACATCTACGCCTTTGGAGGGGGCGTATACTGTTAAGCCAGTTTTTACTTTTTTGATCTCGGCTAAAACCTCATTGAAATTGTTACTCATACTATATTTTAAGCTTGTTTAGATGTTTTACCACCTTCAGGTTTATTCTTTTCTTTCATTTCGTTAGCAAATTTATTCAACATAATTTTGCTTTCTGGGTATGTCACACTACTAAGATCATAACTGTTGTAGTTTAAATGATGTCTTAAATTATACTCTAAATCTAAAACTGATTCCATTTTTTCATCAAATATAAATTTTAAAAAGTATAAAAAAGAAGTATCAAATAAGTTTAATTTAAAGTTATCAATTGAAGGTATTGTTAAATTGAAATCTTTACAATTATTGTAAATTGCTCCATATACTTCAAGTAACGGTATACTTGGTAATGAGTTTATTATTTCCATTTTCTGTTTACTGTCAAAATCTTTAACTTTAAGTACCATACCATCAATTGTAATTGATATTAAACTTTCACATATGCAATTTATAAAATCGTCTTGATCAATAACAAAGTTATTTGGTAAACCAAAGTTTAAAACAATGTTATCATATACATAATCAAATGGTTCTTGGTTGTAACTCAATTTAGATATGAGGTAATTAGTGTTTAAGTTAATATTTTTGTGATCATAGTTAATTTTAACTTCTGTTCCAAGTGTTAAACTTCTTATGTTTATTAATATTATGACCTTTTCATGTACATTTAACACAGGCGTTCCTTCAACATAGGTATCCAGTATTTTATTAAAAAGGTTACTTAAATTTTTAGCATCTTTTTGACTATAAAAAGATTTACATATGTTTTTATAATCATTAAAGGAAATTTCTTTCAGGTTTACAGTTTTGTTTCCTAAAACAATGGGAAAAGAAAATTCAAAGCTCATCTCTGGAATGGTGATATTCTAGGAATGTTCCCATTACTTATAGATTTTATAATATCTGGTAAAGGTATATAAAGATTGTCAGAAACAGTATAATAATTATATAAAAAGGGAACACCATACGCCTCATAAGACTCACCTTCATAACTTAAACTACGATTATCAACTGATAAAGGAACACAATCGTAATATTGCCATACTTTTCTAGGAATTTGAGATACATTTTGATATGTTCTACTGTACTGCATTATAGTAATATTTGTTTTTATACNTTCTTTAGAGCCTACAGGTCCTCTAAAAACAAACCCTTTATGAGCTCCTAATATTACCCACGGTCTCATAATCATGTCAGTAAATGATGTATTGGTTTCTCTAAATNTTAAAGTTAAATTGTTACCAGAAAACGCATCTCTATTTTCTAATATACTACCTTGTACAAAACCTCTATTATTATCAATAGTGGCTGTTCCTGCTGTTAATGTTTCATTAGGTATTTCTACCCCGTCTAAGAATATACAACCAACTACACCCTGTAATGGATAGTTTGTTAAAGCTGTTCTTGCATTGTCTATGTCCCAACCCTTAGCAGAACCATCATATGCTTTTACAGGTTCAAGACTTTGTAAAGTGCTTGTTGTTAATGATGCTGGAAAGCTTTGTATAATTGCTATAAATTGTGTTCTTAATGGTATTGTGGCTACCCACGATTCCATTGTTGTTAAGAAGTAATCTCTAAAACTAATTAAGGGAACTCCAGGTATAGCAATATTGGATACAATTGTGCTTGGAGCTGCAAGAGTACCTGGTTGGTTTATACCACCAAGGGTTGCTAGTGCTGTTGTCGCATTACCTACTGCATTTAGTATACCTGACATTCAAATATTTAATCACAAAAAACGCTGTACAACTAGTGTACAGCGTTACTATATTTTAATGTTCTCTACTATTATGCNGTTTTGCGCCAANAATGGTAGGCTAAGGTAACATCAAAGTTTTGAATATCGCCAGTAGAAGTGATATCGTAGTTAAGTGCTCCAACTTCTCTAATACTAACACCAACTAATTGATACTGTGCGATCTTGTTTAGTTGTTTATCTAATTGAATTAAATCTACAACTGAATTTTGTTTAGGTGTAAAGTAATTACCTGTGCTAGTTGCATCATTAAAAGTATCATTAACAACTGTTAAGAACTTTTCTCTAATTTTTTGAGCTGCATCAGCATAGAAGTTAATTACATAACCTTCACTACCTGGGTATTGAGCAACGCCTGGTATATTAAAGTTAAGACCCATATATGGGGCTTGAACATTGGTTATGGTTTTAGCTGGTAAACTTGCTGTTCTAGCATAAACTAAATCATTAGTTGATATAAAGCCTGCAGGTTCAACGCCAAAGTTGATATTCAGCACTCTAAACAAGTTAGAACGTGAAAAATCGTTAGCTTGGGCTTGTGTGTAAAAGTCTTGTATAGTTTGCGAAACGTCTGCCATATTATTATTTAATCATCCAAGTATCAATTGTTTGTCTTGGATTGGGGTTTTACTATCTAATAAGATATTCTTAACTTTGATATCGTTTCTTGAGTACCATACATTGTTAATTTGATAGCCTACTGAGGTTACCTCTTGGATAACCCCAGAACGTTCATTATTATCAAATGACGTGGTAAAGAATACGGTTTGGCCTTTTGTCATCATATTATTTAATCCAAAAATACTAATTTATAACCTTTTGTTTCGTTAGTTTTGCCGTTGTACAGCATATTTAGACTCACGTGGTTTATAATACCGGTACTATAACAATCTTTCTGTTTCTTAAAAGGCCCATATACAGTACCACTTTTATCCTTTAAAAAAAACGGTTTACATTGTTTTTCCCATCGGTTAGCTCTACCTTTTATTTGTCTTTCTGATAGTATACCTGGGTTGTTTTTGTATAACTCTTTTTTAGAATTTGACATTTTTTTACGTGCTTCATTACTTCGTTTAGCTCCTGTATTTGCTAATGCGGCAGCTTTCCATGAGTTTTTATTTGCACCGCCAAATTTACCTCGTAATGTTTTAGTTGCCAACTGTTTTGCAATAATTTCTGGTGTTCTTTCATATATAATACCAAACCCGGTAACTCTATTAAGATTTAAACAATTGGTATTATTAATGTTTTCTGTAATATATTGTTGTTCAATTTTATATAAATCATTTTTTTGAACGTATTCTATTACTTTAAAATCAAATTGTTTATATTTGTTATACGCATTTTGCATTTTGCGGTTAAAATGTCTATTATTTTTAAGCAAATATGTGTGAGCTTTTTTGCGAACATTAAAGTTAATAGCTGATCCAAAATAGAAGTAACTAGCAATTGTAATTTTATATATACCGGTGTTCATAATAATGTAGTAGTTAACTAATATAAATTATTTAATATAAAAAAAGGCATTTTTTTAATGCCTTTAAATATTTTTTTTAACCTACAAGCTCTGAAAAATTCATGCTTGTTTGTGTTGCATAAAAATTACAAAGAATGAATTCTGCTGTTCTAACTGGCTTTAAGTAAATATCAACAACTAATTCATTTGCATCAATAACTGATGGGGGGTTGTTACGTTCATCACATACAATTAAGAAGTCATATAACCCTTCAGTGTTCTTAGCGTTTGTAAATAAAGGTGTTAATGTATTAACAACTCTTGTTCTTGTCAATACTGTGTTTGGTTCAAATACGAAGTACTTGACCGTACTAGCTGTTGCTTTTTCAAGGTTCAAGAATAGACGTCTTACATTAATTCTATCAAATGCACTTGGTTGTTTCAATAGGGTCTTTTGACCGTATATTACAAATCCTTCATTTGGAAAGAACGCTACTGGGTTAACTGAAATGTTATATAACTGATCTCTTTGTTTTTGATTTGGAAATATTGCTAAATCAGTAATGCCGGTTCCTGTTAAGTTACCTCTAGTGAAACCAGCTGGTGCAAACCATGGCTGGAAGTTTGTATCTGTATTAGTCATTACTGCTGCGGCAAATCCAGAAAATGGAGCCCACACAAAGTTGTTTATACCAGCATCATATACTTGAGCCCATGTACCATATATTGTAGCATAGCTTGTATTATATGGAGATATTATATTTTGTATTGGTTGGTAAATATCTTCTGGGAAATTAGCAGTTGGATCAGATAATGTAAGGTAGTTACTACCTTGTACGAATATATTTCTTGGTAAGTCAGCAATATACAAACAATCTTTTCTTTGTAGCCCTGCAAAACCTGCATATAGGCTAAACACTGTACCCCAATATCCTAAGTATGCTAATGATTGTCCTTTGACATCTGTAAAGTTATTAACTGATAACCCGGATATTGCTTGTACAACAATTGTATCATCAAAGTATGCACTGGTTGAAGATAAACCTGGTTGATAATTTTGTACCCATTGGCTGTTTGCAAATATTGTTGAAACACCTGCATCAACTACAAGGTCAATATTATATTGTTCAGTATTAGCAGCTATATCAAATAGTCTATTAAGTTTTGTAGGTATTGATCCTAAATCTTTTGTTTGAATGTTTGTATCTGCAAAAGCACCAACTGTAAATAATGCATCTACAGAACCAATTCCATTATAACCTAAAGCGGATAATGTAGGAGCTAATCTTGAAACTTGATCATTTGCTGTTGCTGGGTTAACAATACCAAATTGTGCTGATAACTGTTTTAATAACGTTGTTGGATTTGCATAACCTTGTGTTACTGTTCTTGCAAAATTAGTAGGGTAACCTACGTTGTTTAACCAAGTCGTTCCATTCTTATGTGAAATAAAGTCATTAACTAAAACTTCAATATTTGCAGAAGGTAAAGCTACATTATCGATAAAGAAGCTATTTGGTGCACCACCGTTGTTTGGATTAATTTGTCTCCAATAATCTAATGAACCAACCCAACTTTCTGCAAATGTGTAAGACAATTGTGTTGTTGTTGGATTATAATCAGATTGTGCTAATTTAAAGACACCGAATATTAACGTATCGTTAAATGTATAAGTTGCAATATTAAATGATGGTGATGTTTCTAATACCTGTGATACACTTGCACCTGCATTTGATGTTGCATTATTGTTTGGTGATGAAATTTGGTTTGAAGACTGAGAAGATAATGCAAATGCTAATCTTGTTGTTGGAATTTGAACGTAATTGTTTGTGTATGCTGCGCTAAACCCAACTGTTTGTACAGTTAATATGTCTGTAAAGTTAGAAGCTGGGTTGATGTTTGAATTGTCAGCAATACCAACGTAATAACCTTGGAAATTATTATTAACTGATGTTTGTCCTGAATTTAAAACTATAATACCTGCATTGCCGAACTGAGATGGGTCTGTAAATTTTGAAAAAGCTGTATTGCTCCAGTTAATACCTCTACCACCTTGTAATGCAGCGTATTGTGTTGGACTTAATTCAAAGTGTGTTGGTGTACCAATTAGATACATTACATTGGCTGAATTTGAATTTAAATACGTTGTTGTTTGTCCGTAAAATGGGTTTAAACCGCTATTATAATTTACATCAACTGCTGTGACTGGATAAACTAATGCACCGTAATTAGAACCAAACCCATTACCGTTACCACCACCATATGGTAATCTATATGCATTTACTGTTGCATTTGTGTTAAATAAAGGCTGGGCTGTCTCATAAAAATATCTTTCTGCTGCATTGGTAGGTGCACCAAAAATACTNGTCCATTCAGCTAAACTTGAAACAGTTATAATATCATCTGTAGGGCCTTGATTAGCAAATCCTGCTACTAAAACACTTGTACCAGTTGGTATGTTCGCTGTTTGACTTAGATCTATTTCATTGATCTGAACACCGGGTGACGTAATTGAGAGAGCCATATACTATTATTTATATTTTTTGGGACAACTTTTTATATTAAACTTGCAAAGAATTGAGAGAATGCAAATTCAAAAGTTGTTTCCATCTCACCCGGCTCTCTATAAGAGTAATCTATACTACCAAGAGAAACTGGAAATGCTTTAGTGTAAGTAAACTTAATAACGTTATTATCAAATTCATCTTTACCGTAAACAGTTAAGTCGGTTTGATAAGATTGGGGCTGTAATGATTTAGCTAATTTACCTGCGCTGTTTACTGTAGCTCCATCTGGTACTAAACGGGCTGCGTCATAAATTGATTGCTGTTGATCATTTAAAAGGTTAAGCCATGAATATATCACCCAATAATTGTTAAATTGGTTATCTACAGTAAAACTTACTGATATATTCTCATATGGTGGTCTAGAATTAGATGAAGCTTTATAGCTTTGACCTGAATAAGGTGCTATTACTTCCGGTACCTGTATTTGAGGTACAATTGAACCGTAAACTGAAAATTGAACTGAATTTTGGTTAATAATATCCTGACCTCTTACTGACAAATCGTTACTATTACTGTTTCTTAATATAGGCGGCAAATTAAACACTAATAGAAATTTATCTTTTCTACTTTTGTTAAGTTGGGATTGCTGAATTATAGGTTGATCTGCCATTATTGTAGAGGTTTGTATCCCATAGCAACTAACGACGCTAAATCATCGTCACCTTGCGCTCTATCTGACAGAATAGATGGCATTGCAGAAGCAGCACCATCTCTATCATTATAGAACGAGTTAGGGTTAGTAAAATATTTAATACCAAAATCAAGTTGCTTTAATTTTAATGGTCTACCGTTAGAATCTGTTTGTATTATTTCAAAGTGTTTATCTACTAGACCCTTCTCTAATATAATAAGAGACCAAACCATTGACATAACTCTATCATCATGATAACCAGCTCCTTTCTTAGCTGACCAAGTACCATTTACATGTCTTACAAACGTCTTAAACTCTTTTAATAGTGCTATATCTCTAACTTGAACAACTTCTAACTGGTTAACCCAGTATCTCATATTAGTAATGCCGGTGTATTTTGTATTGGTATGAGATACTATACCTAAAACGTCTTTTTCTCTACCTGCAGTTGATGATCCCCAGGATACTATATTATCATAATCAAAATTAGCTCTTAAATTATCCACAACTTGAGCTCCACAGTTATTTCTCTCTATGCAAACTAGTGGTTTTCCCCAATGTGAAAGAATTTCGTGCAACTTACTTGTAAAGTTGACTGGAGATATTCCGTTATTACTATAACACGCAACTTGCTTTATACAGGTGAGGTCTGATATGTCCATTACTTGTATTACAGATGCATCTTTGTCTATACCTTCACTAACGTCAACTCCTACTGCATAGATTTTATTATCTGATGGTTCTTCCCAAATTTGATACCTTCCTTCTTCCATCACATATAATGGTTGCTTAATATATACAGAGAGTTTTTCATATAATGAATCATTAATGGAACTTTCCCCTGAATCTAGGAACTCACAATTATGTGAAAGTATATTGTTTGTAAAATATGATTTTGTACCATCGACGTCAATCAAATCGTAAACGTGCTGTTTACCAATTGGTGTTATTTTTAAAATTTTAGTTAAACCATCTTTAACATATAAACAATCGCCTGGTTTAAATTCATAAACAGTTTTAAAATTACCTTTATCGGTATATATTTTATGATCTGCTGTCGCTGATAATGATGTTGTATCACATAGTATTTCAAAGCATTCTTTTTCTTGACGTCTTATACCAGCAAAACTTTTATACCCATATGGTGTTAATACTTTTAAACCTGTTTTGTTTTTAACTGTTTGCAAACGTGGCTGTGTCTCAAGGCTGTTCCAAATTTGTTCAATGGTAGCAGTAGTGTGGTCATTATTATTATTAATATCAACAAGAGTGTTTCCGGTAACACAATTAAACTCTTGATTAAAGGCGTCTTGACTTCCAATTGTTGCTATAGTTTCTATTTTCCACTTTTCATCTCTACCAGGAATCTCATTCCATAAAATTTTATCACTTGCCCAACCATTTCTTCCTGTTTCTGCCCCGGAATATAAATTGTGGAATAGATTACCGGTACCGTTTGCGGTTGAAGCTATAAAGATTTTAGATTTCTTAGATGATGAAACGATTGGATAAACCGATTTCCAAAATTCATCAACTAAATGTGATTCAATAAACGCTAACTCATCTAATATAAGAACATTTATAGATTGACCTCTAGCAGCAGTGCCTGTCGTGGTAGATATACCAATTCTACACCCATTTGCAAGGGCCATTGATGTTTTAGCGTATTCTACAACACCTGGTTTTAACCAGTTTGGCAATTCTTCATATGCTAAACGTATTCTTCTAAAGATTTCAATGGCAGTACCTTCTTTATTAGCTACTATCAATATAGATTGGTCTTTTTGAAAGCAGGCAACCCATAATGCATATATCGTCATTAAAGTGGTGTTGTGGGTAGGTATATAATGGTCTCCAACAAGATATAAACTATCTGGACTATCAACAGTTATACAACGTACTGGTACTGACTCTACCTTTTCTACATTTTTAATGTAATGCCAT